CGCCTGTGGAACTCCACCACTTGAGAGCCGGAGGATGGGGCAAGGTGGATTACAAAACACTGATCCCACTTTGCGCTGAACACCATCGAGGCAACACAGGTGTTCATGGACTTGGCACAAAAGGTTTTGTTAAGCACTACGGCATCACACAGCAAGAGTTGCTTGATTGGACACTTCTAAGGGTTTCTACTGATTCACAAAGCTAGTTTTCAAGATCACAATAAAGACTCATTAACCAAGGAATGTTATGACCGAATTTGAATACAAGACAACTCTCAACGGTGGCGTTATCACTGTCGTCCTCAATATTGAAGAAATCCTTGATGAAGACGGGATTGATTGGACAACATCATTTCAAGCTGTTTATTTTGACTGCACTGACGTAACGGGCATCTTGTCTAAAGAACAATTGAACGAGTTAGAGATGGAAGCCCAGGCTGGTTTTTCTGATTACTGCTTTGAATTGGGGAACGTATGACAAGAGAAGAATTGCGCCAAGATCTGCTTGCTGACTCACAGGCGTACTGCTGTTATTGCGGTAATGCTCAGACAAGTTTTAGTTGCTGTGGTGAAAACCATTTTGAGACTTTTGCAGAGATGGATGAGAAAAGACAAAAAGAATTTTTAGATGCGGAGGGTGTATGAGCCAATGCCAAACAATCTTTGAAGCCCTGATGCGCGGAAAAGGGCACACAGACTTCAACATGAACGCCAATGGTAAGTACAGCGTCCCATCGCTCCAGATGCGCTGGTCGTACTTTCAACTGGGTTGGGAAATGAAGGCGGTGACACCATGACTGACAAAGAAGCATTGAAGCTGGCGCTGGAGGCGTTGGAATTGCATGGCAAGCAATATCCGCACATGGTGAAAGGCTACTGCCTTGATGCCATCACCGCCATCAAGCAAGCCCTTGCAGACTCAGCCCTTGACCGTATGGCAGAGAACGCCAGAGAGCTCGGGCTGGACTATGGGCCAGCGCAGGAGCAGGTAGCAGGGTTCAATGTTGTGTTGGATAAAGGTATGCCGCCAAACACAATGAAATTTGTACAGCCAGCACCTGTGCAGCAGTCACGCAGTGACGTAGAGCCTGTGGCGTGGGTTGTAGAGGATGAGCACGGTGAGCGGCTTGAATGGGCTGGTGACGCGCATTCTTGCCATGGACTCCCTACATTACCCCTCTACACCACCCCACCCGTAGCGCAGCCAGCACCTGTGCAGGAGCCTGATTTTTATCGACATGAAGATGGTCATTTAATGACGCCTGATCGTGTAAAGTTTTTGGGCTTTGATTTGGATGACTTGCAACCCCTCTACACCACCCCACCAGCACAGCCAGCAAGCGAAGAAGACATGAAGGTGTATCGAGCTATCGCTGACAACTACCGCAAAGACCTCGCCGCAGCACAGCGGCAATGGGTTGAAGTCGAACAAATCAAGTGGGATGGCGACAAGCTGATTGCCAAACTCAAGGAGAACACATGAAAAAACTGATCGCAATCGCCGCCCTTGTGTGCGGCACAGCACACGCCGAATACTTTACCGGCAATGACATTCAAAGATGGAGCGAGGAAACAACCAACAACATTTCTTGGGGAATGATGTACGGGTACATCGCTGGCGTGGCTGACACCGGTCAAGCTGCGGTGTTTTGCATCCCACAGAATGTCAGGCTTCAACAGATCGTGGACTTGGTGAAAAACCATGTGGCAAGTAATCCAGCCACTCGACATCTTTCGGCAGACAACATCATCATCTACGTGCTTAAGCAGACATGGCCTTGTGCAGAAAAGAAAAAAGGAACATCACTATGAACATGAGCGACCCAAAAACCAAACGCATCACCATCCCCGTGAGCTGCGACATCGACTTGATCCGCAACCGCTTGGCGGCTGACACCGGCATCCAAATGACTTACACGCAGCTTTTCAACTTCTTGGTGCACTTCTACGTTGAACGCGCCAGTGAACCCAAAAGCAAATGGAGATCGCTTTCATGAACATCGTTGTCTACACCAAGACCAACTGCCCCAACTGCGAGTACGCCAAGAACCTGCTGAAGTCCAAGGGGCTGGCGTATGAGGAAGACAACCTAGACGCGCCCGCGCTAATGTCTGCGTTTCAACGAATGTACCCCGAAGCCCGCCAGATGCCACAAATCTTCATCAACGATCAGCGTGTCGGTGGGCTGGCTGGTCTGCAAGTGGCGCTCAAGGAGTTGGGGTTATGACGCCAGTGCGGCAAAACAGAATCCGTACCCTGCTGCGCACAAGACCCAGCGGCATGACGCCTTTGGAGATCGCAGAGGTCACGGGCATCCACGTAGCCAACGTCCGCACATCGCTCAGGGCCATGCCAGACGTGTACGTCGACCGCTGGCGAGTCGCCAAGCGTGGGCAATACGAGAAGGTGTGGGTCGCTGTGCCTGTGCCCGAGGACTGCCCGCACCCCAAAGACCGGATGAAGTGGGGCGCACACTACAAGAAGCCCAAGACACAGTGGGTGGCCATCGCATGATCACCATCGTCCTGACCCAAGCGCAAGTTGACGCCATCACAACACCGGCCATCCAGCAGTTCAAAGCTGATCTGGTTGTTCAGGCAAATGACCATGCACGAAAGGTGAAGGCTTTGCAACGCGCTGCCAACGCCAAAGTGGACCGCGCTGACCAGCGGTGCGCCGACTGGAAGCTGCGGTACAACGAAACGCGCAAGCTGCTGCTGGCTGCGCAAGCCGAAAACGTGGTGCTCAAGCGCCGCATCCGAAACGCTGACTGGGAAGAATGAAATGACAAACTGCTGCGACGATTACGGGAACTGCGATCAGGGACGGAACTGCCCTATCCGGCACACTGGGGTGGCTAAGGTGGGCCGCAAGATGCACGCCCCTGAGATGATCATCGAAAGCCTCTGGCGCTACCGGCTCAAGAAGCTGGCTTACTGGATGCTGATGGCCATCCTGGGGATGCTTTGGCTGGGTTTCCTGTTAGCTGTAACCTCGTGTACCTGACTTGTCAATGATCAGCGCCTGTCTGCGGGCAGGCGTGTCAATCGTGTTGGGCACACTGATGTGGGTCCAGCGGTCGAACTCACGGATGATCTGGTCGAAGTTGATGCCGCTGACCATCACAGCCTTGACCACTTGGTCTGGGGTCATGCCTGGCACACGGATGTCGGCAGCGCAGCCGATGCGGTGCTGACTGGTGTCCTTGCTGCCCACGGCATCGTTGACCTGCTTGGACCTGAAGGCGCTGTTGATCATGATGGGCTTGCCGCCCAGCACCACCTTGACCTGCTCCAGCAGATCGGCCAGTCGTGCGAGGTTCTCGCGCTCGTAACCGTTGGGGTTGTTGTCCCAGCCGTTGCGCTCGGCGGTCTCGGAGGCGGTCAGTTCTTCAAGGGAAAAATGTGGTGTCACTTGTGTCATTTCTTGCTCCTCATGTCAGCCAGCTTCTCCACAGTCCGGCCACCGAAGTAGGCCAAGAAGATGATCTGGCCCCACTGGCCCAGCAGCTGGACGTAGGACTCTTGGGCGTTGTAACCGTAGGCCGACATCATGGTGAACACGAAGTACGCCACGAAGATGGCAATCAGGGCCATGGGGCGGATGTTCTTGGACAGCCAAGAGTCAGACCCCATGTCGGCTTTCCAGCGGTCGCTGACTGCTGTCTGCTCAACCTCGAACAGCTTGGTGTCGTTGGCCATCCGCGCCAGTTCACCATCCTGCGCCATCTTGGCCAGATCCAGTTGGGCCTTGGCCTTGGCTTCGGGGTCGGGGATCAGTTTGTCGATCAGCTTGCCGCCGACTTCAAGGAGTGCGGTGAGTGGGAACATGGTCAGACCTTTGTGATGATGTCGTCGCCCTTGGACACGGTGACCTTGTCGCCCTGCACGTCGACGCGCATGGGCTGGTCCAGCTTGTCAAGGCGTTCGATGAGGGACTTGATCACCTCAAACTCGGGCTTCTCTTGCTTGGGGTTTGCCCCAGCAATGCCGTTCATCATCGAGATCAGCGCAGTCAGCGCGGCACCGAGCAGGCCCATCACAGCGGCGATCTTTTCGTTGTCCAGAACTACCGATGCGCCAACACCGAGGGTGATGATCAGGGTGATGTAGAACAGACCGTTCTCGCCAATCGCTTTGCCTGCAACCTCTTTGGCTGTGGTGTTGGCGTACATCCGATTGAGTTCCACCTCGGCCTCGGCCTTGATGACGGCAATTTGTTGTTTGATCTCGGTCATTTCAATGTCCTTTGGCCCAGCTTAGGGCAAACCCTACTGCGCTGGATACGAACGACACGAAGGCCATGCCAGCCCAGAATCCACCGCGACCCTGGTTGGCCAAGGCCACCAGCTTCTCGACGTTGGTTTCCATCTTGTCCATCTTGGCGCTCATCTCATCAAAGCGGCGCTCGTAGTTTGCAACGCGCTCCCACAGCACGCCATACTTCACTGGGTCGATCTCGGGACTCTCGAAAGCCATCTCTTGTTACTCCATTACAAGCGAGTTTTGAATTTCACTGGCCGGAGCCAACATGTTCACGGCAGCGGGTGTACGCAGCACTTTGGAAGCGGCTTTGCCAGTTTTCTGGAAGGGGTCAGCCAACTTCTGACCCTTGGCTTGACGGGCCATTGCCTTTTCCAGTGCATTGGCTGCGGACGCCGGGTCCAGCATTTCAGCGGCCAACTCAATTGCCAGCTTTTGGTCCAGCTTGCCTTGCATCCGGCGCAGCAAATCGTTGGCAACTGTGGTGACGTTGTTGATGAAGTTGGGGGCGCGGACGCTACCCATGACCTCGGTGCCCATCAGGTTCACATCGGGGCCAGCACCCCGGGCGGCGGTGGCTTGATTTTCAGCTTGACGAGCACGGGCCAGATCGGCGCGAACATCATCGACAATCTTCAGTTGTTCGGGCGTGAGCACTTCAGACAGGCTCTGGAACCGCGATTCACCTGTGGCCCGCTTGATGGTGCCCGGAGCGTTTTCCAACGCACCAGCGAACCCTGCGGCCCGTAGGCGGGCAGTTTCCTCACCCAGCGCAGGTTTGAGTTTGCCCTCAAGGAACTGGCCGACTTCCATCTGGTTGATCGGCTTGCTTTGAGCGGCAAAGGTTTCCCGAGCCGTGCGGTAGGATGGTGCTTTGCTTTCGGCCCAGTTGAGGAACTGAGCGCGAGTTCTACCAATTGCCTTGGCTTCAGCCGATCCAATTCCGAAGGTGGCTGGGTCTTTGATCAGGTCATCAAACGCCATCTTCATCGCGTGAAGGCTGCTGCCCGGATACTTCGCCACTTCGCCCGGGATCACTGTCTGACCCATTGGGCGACCGGCCTCATCGACGATGCTGGACGGCACGACTTGCGCTGGTCGGTTCTGACCAATCTGGAAAGACTGGCCTTTTTCCGCAGCCAAGTCGCTGGCGCGGGCAAGCACCTTGTCCATCGAGGGGCGACTGAGCAGCGATGAAAACGTGTCATCGGCTACCACCATCGCGTTGTCGGAGATGCCGTACAACTCTTTGGCCGTTGCCATTCCAGCAGCCT